GCTTTCAATCGTGAGTGCGGCACCAGAGGATTTTGACAAGTTAACCAATGCCATTTATAACAGTGACGGTGCAGCCAAAGAAATGGCAGAGATCAAAATGGATAATCTTCAGCACGATGTCGTGAAACTACAGTCTGCTATGGAAGGACTTGGAATTACTGCATTCAACCAGGTTGGCGGAAAAATGAGAGGTTTGGTTGGCATCGCAACTGAGACGGTTGGAAAAATTGATGAAAAGCTTGCCAGCGGAAAAGGGATCGAAAAGGCTGTCGATAAAATAGAATCAATGGTTGAGAAAGCAAAACCATATTGGGATATTTTCAAAACGGACGCATTGGAAGCGGGAACGGCGCTGGGCGATGCGGCTGGGGCGATCATAGGAGATATCAAGAAGCTTTCAGGTTCTTTTGGCAGCACAGAAAGTATTGAAAATTTCTCTACCACTTTGGGAGAGGTCAAAGATGGAATTGTAGCAGTTTCGGGATTTTTGGAAAAACATTCGGACGCGATTGCAAAAGTAGCGGTGGCACTTCCGAAACTCTTGATTGCATATAAAGGCTTTAAAATCGTTAAGGCTGTAGCACCATTTGTTGGCGCATTTACAGGAGCTGTTGGAGGGCTGGCAAAGACTGGACTCGGGAAAATCGCACCTGGGCTATTTGGTGTTTCAAAAGGCCAGGAGGCGGTTGGAAAATCCAGCGGCGGTAGTGCGAAGAAAATGGTAGCGTCTGCCAAGGCTTTTATGATGATGGGCGT